TTTTTTAAATATAAAAAATATACAAATATTTTAATTATTAAATTATTTATAGAGGTGAAATATGGAAGAACTTTACAATAAAATAATTGAAAAAGTGAAAGAATTAACAGATATTAGCAATGAGGTTAGGTTAAAAATTCAAGTAACTATTTTAGTTAGAAAATCTTTAAATTTTATGAATAGAAATGATTTTCCAGTTGAGCTTATAGAACCATTTGCAGAGCATTTAGCATTAAAAACTATTGAAGAAACAAACTTACAAGGGAATATTTCTAAAGTAACCGAAGGAGATACAACAATAGAATACAACACATCTAACAATACTACTGATGAAATGTTTTTATCTTTAAAAAGTCAATTATTTAGGTTTAGAAAGGTTGGTACTGTATGAGTATTTTAGATAAGTTACATAATGATAGAGTTACAGTTATTCGTTCTGTTACTACTACAGATGAGTATGGTGGAGCTTTTGAAAAGTATGTAGAAGTTTCAAAAGATATTCCTTGCAGACTTTCTCAAAAATGGTTGAGAAGCATTGCACCAGGACCTGTCAATAGCAGTTCACAAGAATATAAGTTGTTTGTAGGTTTGGATGTAGATATAAAACAAAATGATTTGTTGAAAGTTATAAGAAAAGCAGATGGAGCTGTTTATATGTTCAAAGCATCAAAACCTTTAGCATACAACATAATAAAACACAAGGAAATAGTTTTAACAGAAGTTTCTGAAAATGAGGTAGATTATGAAGCTTAAAGGTTTCAAAGAGTTTGACAAGATTCTTGATGAAATAAAAACACAAGCTCCAAAATCTACTGAAAGATTTTTAATGTTACAAGCAGAAGATTTAAAAAAAGATGTTAAGAATTTAACACCAGTTGACACAGGAACTTTAAAAAATGCTTGGCAAAGAGAAAGTGGAAAAAAAATAACAGGGAAAAAATTTACTCAGATTGTGTTTAACATGACTGACTATGCAGCACATGTTGAGTATGGTCATAGAATTGGAAGAAGTAAAACTAAATTTGTCAGAGGTAGATTTATGCTAAGAACAGCAGTGGCTATGAGACAAATTAAATTCTATAAAGATTTAAAAAATTTTTATGGAGGATTGATAAAGAAATGAAATGGATAGATATAAGAAATGCATTAAATAACATTATTTCTGAAAAATTAAAAGTAAATCCTTATAGTGAAGATATAGACAATGTCAGAAAGCCTTGCTTTTTCATAGATTTAGTTAGTTATAAGAAAGAATTTAATTCCGAATATAGAGAGCTAAAAACAATAGATATTGATATTATCTATTATCCAAAAACTAACGGAAAGCTCACTAATGCTGAAATATTAGAGAATTTGGAAAATTTGGATAATGCTTTGGAAATAGAAGGTAAAAAGGTTTTACATGTGCTTAATAGATTTTTAACTCTAAGAAATACTGATATAAAAATTGTAGATAGAGTTGGGCATTATGTATTTATATTGAGTTTATATGACTTATATGGAAAACCTTACGATTATGAGCTTATGAAAGATTTAGAATTGAGATTTAAAGAAGGAGGTAGCAATTAATGGGAAATGAAGTAGGACAAATAAAGCCATTCCCTGATTTGAAGGTCGCATTTGAAACTTTGGCTAGAACAGCTATACAAAGAAGTGCTAGAGGAATTGCTTGTTTAATATTAAAAGATAGTAAAAAAACTACTAAATGGGTTACATTAAAAACTATAGCTGATTTGAAAGATAAAGAGTGGGATGCTAAGAATGTTAAGTACATTAAATTAGCAATGCACTATGGAGCTAAAAAAGTACTGATTAGAGTATTACAAACAGGAGAAAACTTAGATGATGCTTTAGGTGAATTTAAACAAAGAAAAATGCATTGGTTAGCTTATCCTGGAGCAGAACAAGCTGATGACCAAAAACTTGTAACTTGGACAAAACAGGTATTTGGAGAGGATGGAGCTATTGGTAAAAATGTAAAATATGTATCTAGTTTTGCAAACAATACGGATCATGTTGCTATTGTGGAACTCGCTAATCCAGGAACATATAAATCTATATATGGAGATTTTACAGCCCAAGAATATACTGTGGCAATTGCAGGGCTTATAGCTGGAATGCCAATTAACAGATCCGCTGATAATAAGGTTATGAGTGATTTAATTGAAGTTGAATACTTTGAGCCTAAACTAGGTAAATTCTCTCTTTATATGGATGATGAAAAAGTTAGAGTTAACTATGGAGTAAACTCAAAAACTACTTTTGACAGTATTTGGAAAAAAGATACTAGAAAAATAAAGGTAGTTGAAGGAATGGGATTTGTAACTGATGACATCAAAGATACATTTAGAAATTACTGGTTAGGTATTTATATATGCGACTATAATAATAAGATGAACTTCTGTTCTAATGTTACAAAAGTTTACTTTAAAGAAATGGCTCCAAATGTTTTAAATGGCGACTATAACAACATGATTGAAATAGATTATGAAGCACAAAAAAGATTAGTTGTATTAGATGGAAAAGATCCAGATGATTTAACAGAAATGGAAATCTTAAAATATCCTAGTGGCGATGATGTATTCTTAACTGGAGATGTTAGATTCTCTGATACTATGGCTAATTTGAGCTTAATTATTAAAATGTAATAGGAGGTTATAATGACAGATACATCAATAAGAGGCTACCATACCATTGCAGGTGCTCATGGTACTCTTTGGATAGATAATGAAAAGATAGCTGAATTTTCTAAAGTTAATGCTAAAGTTACTGCTGATAGAAAAGATGTACAATTAGGACTATCTGTAGATAGTAAAATTGTAGCTTTAAAGGGAGAAGGAAGTATTACACTTGAAAAAGTATATTCAAGAGGTAAAAAGATACTTGAAAAATTGATAAAAGGGAATGATGTTAGAGTTAGAATTATAACTAATCTAGCTGACCCAGATACACCAGGAAGGCAGGAAGAAAGAATTTCTCTTGATAATGTTTGGTTTAATTCAATAGACTTAATCAACATTACAAGAGGAGAAATTGTTGAGGAAGAGTATCCATTTGGATTTACTCCAGAGGATTTAGCTTATGAAAATGATATAAAATAGGAGGTTTAGATGTTAGTTACTGCTGAAATGTTACTTGAAAATAGTAAAAAAATAAATAATGAAGAAAGAAAAAAAGTTAAAATTCACATAAAAGAGCTTAATGGAGAGATTGAGTGTGAGTTGCTAAATAAAGAAGATTATTTAGATCTGATCTTATCTAAAGAGAAAGATAAGGATTTAGAAGTTATCTATAATTCTTGTCCTATTTTTAGAGATGATAAACTAATAGATAAATTGGATTGTAAATCTAAACCAACACAAGTTGTAGCAAAAGTTTTAAAAGACCCAACTGTATATAAACTAGCAGATTTTATTTTAACTGTTTCTGGATATGGAGAAACTGATCTAGTTAGTTTAGTTGAAGAAACAAAAAACTAATAGAGAGCGACTGGAAATTAAGTACAGTCGCTCATTATTTAAACAGAGGACATACATTAGAAGAACTTAGAAAACTTCCTGAAAAAGATTTATTTTATATGTATCTTTTAAAAGAAAAATGCTATAATATTGAATATTAAATTCATTTTAGAGGGAGGAAAGATTTATGAAGAAGTATAAGTTTGAGTTTGATTACAAGTTTTTTGATTGTTTGTTATTGGCTGGGCAATGTTTGTTAGCTTCAATAATATTCAATGTTATTATTTCTTTTTTAGTAGGATTTCTTGAAGGAGCACTTATGACTGATAGTATATTTTTGTTTGGTATAGTTCCCATACTATCTTATATTTTTGGTATAGTTTACTCTCTTGTGGCTATTATAAGATATGTATTAGAAGGAGTTACTATAAAAGAAGTAGAATAATAAGATTTTATCTAAGAGGAGTATAAAAGCTCCTCTTTTTTATTTGGAGGTGAGATTTTGGAGCATGTATTAAGTGCTAGATTGGAACTTAAAGATAAATTTACATCTGTAATATCCAAAGCAGAAAAAGGACTTGCTGGGCTATACCAAAAAGCTAAATCTATGAACTGGGAAAAAGTTAATAGTGGACTTAATAAATTTGGAACAGTTGCTATTGGAGGACTTGCTGGAATAGGTGCTATTGCTGGAAGTTCACTAACTGCTTTTGCAGATTTAGAAGATCAAGTTAAAAGAAATAAAGCTATTATGGGAGCAACAGCAGCAGAAGAAAATATGTTAATGGCTCAAACAAGAGAACTTGGAAGAAGTACAAGATTTACAGCACAAGAAGTGGCACAAGCTCAAATGTATCAAGCAATGGCGGGTATGAAAACTAATGAAGTATTAGAAATGACACCAAAACTTTTAAAACTTTCTATCGCTTCTGGTGAAGATTTGGCTAGTACAT